GTAAATATTCAAGGAGTAATCAATAATGGCTTTTTCAGGCACAAGTACATTCGAGAAGTTTCTCTCGATCGATGAAATTATAACTGAAGCGTTTGAGAGATTAGGTTTATTTGACTATTCAGGTAACGATCTAAGATCAGCAAGACGTTCTTTAAATATTATGTTCCAAGAGTGGGACAACAGAGGTTTACACTTCTGGGAAGTAGATAGAACGGCTATAAGTTTAGTTTCAGGTAAAAGTGAATATACAATCTTTAGATCACCTTCTGATGGTAACGCAGATGGAATAACAGCTACTTTATCATCAGGTATTACTGATGCAGCTACTACTATTCCTTTATCTTCTGTGTTGAATATGAATTCATCAGGTAAGGTTAGAATTAATTCTGAAGTAATAACGTATACAGGAATTTCTGGAAACAGTTTAACAGGTGCAACTAGAGGTGCAGATGGAACAACAGCTGCTTCTCATGCTCAAGGAGATACAGTTACAAACTTTGTTGATATGGTTTCTGATGTCCTTGAAGCCAGTTTCAGGAATACTAGTAACGTGGACACGCCACTTTCAAAAATAAACAGATCACAGTATCAAGCTTTTTCAAATAAATCTTCTACAGGTCAACCATCACAATACTTTGTACAAAGATTTATAGATAAAGTTACAATAACTTTATATCTAACCCCGGGAGATACGCAGGCAGGAAACTACATATATTTTTATTATGTAAAAAGAATTCAAGATGCAGGCGCTTATACTAACGAAGCAGATGTAGTTAATAGATTTGTACCATGTATGTGTGCAGGTTTAGCTTATTACATAGCTATGAAAAAAGCTCCACAAAGAGTACAAGAGTTAAGAATAATTTACGAAGAGGAATTAAACAGAGCATTACAAGAAGACGGATCACCTGCTAGTGTTTACATTTCTCCTAAAACTTATTATCCGGAGATATAATGTCTAAGTTTGCAAAAGGAAAATACGCATTAGCAATTTCAGATAGGAGTGGTCAAGCATTTCCTTGGAGAGAGATGGTTACTGAATGGAATGGTGCATTTGTTCATGTATCAGAGTATGAACCAAAGCAACCACAATTAGAGCCAAAACCTTTTGTAGCTGATCCACAAGGATTAGAGCAAGCAAGACCTCAAAACTTTCCAACAAATCAAATTGGTGGTGGAAACATGATAGCTAGTTTGACTTTACCTGGAGATTTTGCATTTCAAGATTTTAGTAATAATAGTATGGTGCCAGAAAATCCATCTGTTATAAATAGTAGAAGAGAAGCTAGAACTATTCTCGGAGAGGTAACGGTATCTATATCATGACATATGATGAGCTAGTAACAAAAATTAGAGATTACACAGAAGTGTCAAGCACTGTGTTAACATCAACTATTGTAAATGGTTTTATTGAAAACGCAGAATTTAGAATCTTAAGAGATGTAGACTCTGATAATAACAGAAGATACGCTACGGCTGAATTAGTAGCTTCTACTAGATTTATAGATACTCCAGATAACGCTCTAGTTATTAGATCTGCTCAAATCGTAAATTCTGATGGCGTAGGTCAAGCAAATAATAGAGAATTTTTACAGTGGAGAGACACTAGTTTCATGTCTGAATTCAACAATACAGGGGCTACAGGTGTTCCAAAATACTATAGTTGGTGGGACAAGGATACAATAGTTCTAGCTCCTACCCCTGATGCGACCTACACAATTCAGTTAAATTATGTCTTGAAAGACGAAGGCTTATCGAGTACAAATACAACTACATATTTAAGTCTGTATTTTCCCAATGGACTTTTGTATGCATGTCTAGTTGAGGCATATGGTTTTCTGAAAGGGCCACAAGATCTCTTGCAATTATACGAACAAAAGTATAAACAGGTACTTGAAGGCTTCTCAGTAGAACAAATGGGAAGAAGAAGACGAGATGAATATCAATCAGGTGTTCCTCGTATAGGTAAATAGGAGAATAAAATATGGCTATAACACAAGCAATTGCAAACTCGTTCAAGAAGCAACTGTTAGAAGGCGACGCTAACTTTTCAAATTCTGGTGGTGACGTTTTCAAATTAGCTCTTTATACTTCTTCAGCAACTCTAAACTCAGCTACAACTTCATTCACAACAAGTAACGAAGTTCCAAACACTGGTCAGTATGCGTCTGGTGGTGGAAAACTTGTTAACAATGGTACTTCAATTACAGCTGGTGTAGCAAGATGTGACTTCGCAGACAGATCGTTTACGAACGTTTCATTAACTGCTAGAGGAGCATTAATCTATAACACATCCTCTACATCTACAAATGCAGCGGTTGCGGTTTTAGATTTTGGAGCAGATAAAACAGCTACTTCTGGAGTATTTACAATTCAGTTTCCAGCGCCGACATCAACAGCAGCGATTTTGAGAATCTCTGGTTAATCGTAGGAGGTAATCTCCTATGGCAACGTGGGGTAATCAAACTTGGGGTTTTGGTACTTGGGATTTGTTGGGGGACGAAAACGTCTCTCTTACAGGTCAAGCTCTATCTGCGTCTTTAGGAGACGAGACAACTCAAGTTGATGTAACTCCTGATATATCTGGATTACCTTTAACAGCAGCATTAGATAGTCTTGCAATTGATATTGCGGTTGTAACATTCCCAACTGGAATTGCTATGTCCGCAAATTTAGGACAAGCAGACGCTAGTCCTGATGCAATGGCAACAGGTAACCAAGCGAATATGGGTCTTGGTTCTGTTGAAGCTTACAACTCTGAAGGTTGGGGCAGATACTTCTGGGGCTTATTTGAATGGGGAGCGACAGGTGAATGGGAATTCGTTCAAGTAACAGGTGAAGCTTTATCAGCTAACTTAGGATCTGTAGAAGCAGTTACGGATGTAACATTAACTGCAAATACTTTAAACGTAGCACAATTAACTTTAGGTCAAGCAGACCCTGCACCAGATGCAAATGCACTTGGTCAGTTTATGCTTGGTGCATTAGGTACATTATCAGCTAAAGCAGACGTAACATTTTCAGTTACAGGTTTTGCATTATCAGCATCTTTAGGGACAGCAGAATCTATAGCAGAAACAATAGCTTCTCCTACGGGACTTCCATTAACAGCAGCATTATCAGGGCCTACAGCAGTTAAAGGAAATGCTGAAGTATTCCCAACTGGTTTAGGGTTGACTATGGGTCAAGGAAATGGTAGTGCTCTAATCTGGAACGAAGTTAATACAGGTTCAGCACCTATAGACCCTCCAGGATGGCAGGAGGTGGCTGCTTAATGAGTTTGACACATACTCATATTTTTAATAAAATGAACGTATAAGGAATTAAAAAATGGCGAATTCAACATCTGCTAACCTAAAACTTACAGTACAAGCAACTGGTGAAAACTCAGGTACTTGGGGCCAGATTACAAATACAAACTTACTTATTCTAGAACAAGCTATTGGTGGTTTTACTACTTTCAATATAACTAATGCTGCTAGATCTTTAACATTTTCAAATGGTGTTTTATCAGATGGTAAAAATGAAGTTATTAAATTAACTGGTACATTAGCATCTAATCTTACAGTTAGTATTCCTGATGGAATTGAAAAAGTTTACACAGTAGAAGACGCATGTGATCACGCAGGTAATACTTTAACTTTCAAAACTTCAACTGGTACAGGTGTTCTTTTATGTGAAGGACACAGTTATACAATTTATTCTGATGGAACAAATTGTGTAAAAGCCGGTGAAATTAAAAAATGGAGAGCGATCACAGCTGCAGAAACAGTTCAAGCAGGTGCTCAACTATTAGTAAATACAAATGGTGGAGCTGTAACTGTAACTCTGCCTGCTTCACCTTCTACAGGTGATGAAGTTTCTTTCATTGACCAAGGTTATGATTTCAATTCAAATGCTCTAACTGTTGGTAGAAATGGTTCAAACATAGCTAATTCAGGAACTGATCTTGTGGTTAATACACAAGGTGCAGGTTTCACATTAGTTTACTCAGGAGATGCTACTACTGGTTGGACTTATAAGGAGAAATAATCCATGTCTAACTACGAAGCCACAAAGTACGATTTTGATGGTCAGAATCTCACAGACATTCAAGGACTTAATACAGGTTTAATTATACCTTGGACAGATACATCTGTTCCAACTGGATACTTAGAATGTAATGGAGCGGCTGTATCAAGATCAACTTATGCAGATCTATTCACTATCATAGGTACTACCTATGGATCGGGTGATGGATCAACTACATTTGGATTACCAAACTTACAAGATGATGTAGTTGTAGGAAGATCGGGAACTAAAACTCTTGCCTCAACAGGTGGGGCAAACACTGTTAACCAAGCAGGTAATATTTCAGTCAACACTGGTAATAGATCATTAAGTACACCAACTATTTCTTCACACAACCACCCATATACCGCTAAAAAAACAGGGCCTGGTTCTGCTCGTTTTATTGGAAGTGGAAGTGGTGGAAATAGAGCTACTAATAACGTCGCTGCAAGTATTGGTGCTAGAGGTGGAAATGGTGGCCACAACCACCCAGCAAGTGCAAACTTTTCGGGAGGAGCTAAATCAGTTTTACAACCGTATTTAACTTTAATATATATTATAAAAACTTAAGGATATTATGTCGAATTACGAAGCAACTAAATATGATTACACTGGAGCCAACCTTACAGGTATTGACTTAGTTAATACAGGGTTAGTTATACCTTGGTCGGATGCTGCTATACCTACTGGTTTTCTAGAATGTAATGGTCAAACTGTATCTCGTTCTACATATGCTGCATTATTTGCAGTTATAGGAACAACGTATGGTTCTGGTGATGGATCAACTACTTTTGGTTTACCTGATTTACAAGATGATGTTGCAATGGGTAGTTCACCTACTAAAGCTCTTGCATCTACTGGAGGAGCTAATACTGTAACTGCTACAGGTAACGTAAATGCTAACACAGGAAATAGATCTATATCTCAACCTACTATGGGATCACATAACCACCCTATAAATGTAAACACATCAGGAGGTGGTCCAGGTACTTTTACAACAGCTCCAAATGCTCAAGGTTATACCAGTGGAAATAAAGGTGGTAATGGTGGCCATAATCACCCGGCATCAGCTAACTTTAGTGGTAGTGCTACATCTGTATTACAACCATATTTAACGTTAATTTATATAATTAAAACATAAGGAAGACATGTCAAACTACGAAGCAACTAGATACGATTTTGATGGTGGCAACATTCAAGGATTAGTTGGTATTACAACTGGATCTGTTATACCTTGGTCAGATAGTTCTATACCTACTGGATTTTTAAACTGTGACGGAGCTGCTGTTTCTCGTTCTACCTATGCAGATTTATTTGCAACTATTGGAACTACTTATGGATCCGGAGACGGTTCTACTACTTTTAATTTACCTAATTTACAAGATGATATTGTAATGGGAAGATCTCCTACAAAAGCTTTAGCTTCTACAGGGGGTGCTAACACTGTTACAAACACAGGGAATGCTAGTGGAAACACTGGAAATAGAACGATTGGTAACCCAACTAGAGCCCCACATAATCATGGATCTGGAGGGGGTAATGCTGCTAACAGTCAGCAAGGTATTTCTGGAGGGCCTCAAACTGCTGGCGGAGGAAACACTAATACAGGAAATAGAGGTGGTAATGGTGGTCATAATCACCCTTTAAGTGTAAGTTTTTCAGGTAGTGCAAGTTCGGTCTTGCAACCTTATTTAACTGTGATATATATTATTAAAACCTAAGGAGAATTTTATTATGTCAAAGCATGGATCATGGTCAGTTATTTTTGAAGACAAAAAGATTTGTAAGATGTCTGGCGAATTTGGTATAAAAGATGGTATGAACTATGAGTTCGAAGAAGCAGAACATGATGCTTTTTGGAACCAAGCTAAATTTAGTAATCTTCACGCTATTCAATATACAAATGACAATACAGACAATGACCAAGTAGAATACAATGATGGTTCTCAAAATGGAATATATGACGAATCTGTATTAGGTAGTTTCAATCAATTTATAGATATGTTTGATGCACGTCATTTACTTGGTTTACAAGGTGACTGGGATAATAACAATCTATTTGATGATGACGGAAATATTATTGCTGAAACAACAGAGCAAAAAGTTGCTAGATTAGGTGCAAGACCTACATCTTATTCTTCTTATTAATCTTCTCCAAGTATTCCGTTAATCCAAGAAGTTAAAAGATATTTCTCACCAGATAGTGGTTGATTTCCTCTGTGCACGTATGGGAAAGCTGCAGGGAAAATTACTATTCTTCCTTTTTTAGGCTTTACTCTAATTGATTGGTGTAAGAACTCTGTTTCCCCACCTTCTTCAACATCATTTAGATAAACAGCCCAAACTAACATTCTTTTCATAAAGTCCATAGTTTTAGGACTCCATTCTACATGCCATACGTGATAACCCTCTGCGGGATAAGTTTTCTGTATCTTCATGACTGTATACTCGTATCTATGATAGTATTGATTAATAGAAGTGTTTTCCATATATGTTTTTAGAGCAATATCTAAATTAAATAAAAGAGTCTTTGCTTCTTCATAATAAACGTCTACGTTTTCATGGTTTAAAAAAAGAGCTCTATCTTTTTTATGAGTAATAGCAGCTTTTTCTGTTTGGAATCTTTCAAGAGTTTCTCTAAATTTATGTCTCTCCTCAAAAAGTTTAATCATTTTATCACACTCTTTAGGATCTATATAATTATCAAATATTCCTATGAAGTTTTGTATATCAGCTGTTTTTTCCATCTTTTTCTCCTGGATCTGGGTTTCTTACTATTTTAGATCGTTCTGCTTTTTCTTGAAATCTTACTGTATATTTGCCATCATACTTAGCTAATTTTTCATTCCACCACGATGGTTCTTTCACGGTATAGTGAGCATTCTTTCCATTTGGTAAAATCTGTGTAGCTGGGTAACAAGTTATTGTTAAAAATATATGTCTACCAGAATTAAATAAATCTTCTAATACTTCATCCACTTTATCTTCTTGCACATGTTCCATTACATCTACACACAATACTAGATCATAATCCATATTTTGTTTTATTGCATACTGTGGAACAGCTGGGTCATATCCTATAACAACTACACCCATTGGAGATCCAGGTACTTTTGGATTATTAAAAAGTATCTTGTGAAACTTTGCTTTACCACATCCATAGTCTAAAATAGACCTTACATTTCTTTCTCTGATTATAGAAAATACTTCATGTTTGTATTCTGCTAAAGCTTCTCCACACCAATTCTCTTGGTTGACTGCATGAAATTTTGTGGCTTCTTTCAATGATTCGTAACTCATATAAATTTACTTTCCGGTTTATGTATATCTTTTATTTGTTTTAATTCAATATAATGTTGATAACATTTTTCAGTGAACTCCGTCAAATACAAAACATCTTTGTAATTCTTGACTTTATAAACATTCATTCCACTATAACCCATTTCTTTGGCTACTTTAAAACGATAATGGCCGCAGTGTATTTCGTACTTTTTATTTTCCTGATTGTACATAATTATTCCTGGGTATAGGAGTCCGTCTTCTTTCATGTAATTTCTAACATTTTCAAGATGGTCTTCTTTCCAGTCTATTGTGTCTTCCAAATAATCATAATTTATGGAAGTCAAGTATTCGGGAAACCAAATTATTTTAGCCTGTAAAATCATATCTTTGTGACAAAAGCTAAACTATATCTTTTAGCTTCTGTTTTAGGTGTTACTCCTCTGTGATACAAATGACTTGGAAAAACAATTGCTTGGCTTTCAATTGATTTTATAAACTTTGTTTCATCATTAATTTTTAATTCTAAACCCCCATCATTTGAATTAAGACTGTATATAAAAGTCCAACAGTCGTGAGACTCAAGATCTAGATGAAATTTAGATTCGCTTATTCCCCTAAAATATATGTTGAATAACATTCTATATAAACTAGAAAACTTTTGATCTAATTTACTTGTAATCATATCATATATAAAAAATCCATACGCAGTTATAATTTGAGTTCTATCTAACAATTGTCCATTTTCATCTACCGCTGGACCCGCTTCGTTGTATGGATTAAATGTAAGACCTGCATCTCTGCTAGGATCAGTTTCTATGTCCTTATCGTGACCAAACGACCACTTAGCTTCTGTTTTAAGAAGAGATAAAAGTCTTTGATTTGTAGCAGATGGAATATTAGTTTCTATTATTTTTAGCATATGCTTTCTTCTTTATTTCTTTTATACGTTTTAAATCTTTAGGATCAATTTTTTTACGAAACTGATTTTCATTTATTCTATCTCCTACGTGATTTGCATAAGGTCCATTCTTATTTACGTAATGAAAGAAACATTGAGCCATGCCATCTCCCTTAAAAGGTTTTCTTCCATGTACAACCTTTGCACCAAAATAAAGAACAGCATCTCCTTCTTCTAATTCTACCCAGGTTGTGTTCATATGAATAGGCCAGTCATGTGATTTTTTTATACAAACAGATGCACTGACTTCACAGGAATTTCTATCGATGTGTGTATGTAGATCGTTATCATATCCATAGTATCTCCAATACGAATATGTAGGAAATAGTTCTAAACCTGTTTCTTTCTCCATCAAAGTTAACTTACTTTTTAATAATACAGTCATCATAGCATCATTATAAAATGAAGGTGCTACAGGACATTGAGGGTCATAAGTCCAGTTATCGTTTAATATTCTATTATAACAATAAGGTTGTAAAAGTTTTAATTCTTCTTTTGAGAGAAAATTTTTTACTACTTTAAAATCTTTCATCCTATCCATGCCACCGTAGAGTATCTAATGCCTTTCGTAATGGGTTCAATTTTATGTGGGTATAAAAAGTTACTTGGAAAAAACACAGCAGAGTTTTTCTTTAAACTAATTCTTTTTACTTCTTCATTGTTTGTAGGGTGTAAAAATACCAGGTCCCCTCCTTCGTACTTATCATTTAAATTAAATATAAAACTAATTGAACGACTGGAGCTTGCAAAATAATCTACATGTTGTTTATAGAAAAAACCTTTTTTATATTTTAACAAATCTATCTGCAATATATTATCTAATTTTAGTTCTGGAAATTTCATAGTTACATTTGGTAAAAACATTCTTATTTGATCTCTAATGTGGTGATGATATATGATATCAGATATCAATGTATCACCTAAGTGATGACCTAAGACATTTCTAATTTCTGTGTTTTTCATTGAATTATCTCCAGAACCCACCCACAATTTATCGGTTGCCATTTTATCTGTGTATTTTATTAGGCCTATTCGCAACCTTTCAGGTATAGGTATCTGTATATTTACTATTGCGTCTT